GGTGGAGTCGGCCAGCCGCGTGATTGACAGCGAGTGCGACCGCAACTTCTTTTCGGCTAGCGCCACCCGCGACTTCGTGCCAAGTGACCGCATTACGGTAGACACCGATGACCTCACCGAGATCACTAGCGTCAAGTTGGATGACGCCGGCGACCTGACGTTTGGGATCACGTTGCAGACCTCGGACTACCAGACCGAGCCGCTGAACCAGCGGGTGTCGGGCAACGCCTACCCCATCTATCGGCTGCGCATGATCGGCGACTACCTGCTGCCGATGTGGGGTGACCAGGCCACGGTGCGCATTGAGGGCACCTACGGCTTCACCCCTGTTCCCACCCAAGTTGTCCAGGCTTGCGTCATTCAATCCTCACGCATCTACAAGCGCCTGGACTCGCCGCTGGGCTTCGCCGGCTTCACCGACATGGGCGTTGCCCGCGTGGGCCGCGTTGATCCCGATGTGTCCATGCTGATCCGGCCATTCAAGAAGTACGCCGCAGCATGAGCGACCTGTCCACGCTGCGCACCAACATTGCCACCAACCTGGCAACCATCACTGGCTTGCGCACGTCCTCCATCATTCCCGACCAAGTGACCCCACCCATCGCGGTCGTCATGCCTAATGGCATCACCTACGACCAGGCCTTCGCTCGAGGCGGCGGCGACTTGTATGAGTTCGTGGTCATGCTGATCGTTGGCCGCGTGGATGAACGCTCAGCGCAAAACCGGCTGGATGCGTACTGCTCGGGCACGGGCGCCAGCAGCGTCAAGGCTGCGATTGAAAGTGACAAGACTCTCGGCGGCGAGGCTTTCGACTGCCGAGTGACAAACCTGCGCAACTACAACCAGGTCACAGTAGGTGACACCAACTACTTGAGCGGCGAGTTCGTCGTTCAGGTTTACTCGTAAGGAAGGGCCACGCACATGGCTAAGTTCGTTCTACAAGATCCGGTCGTGGAGTTCACCCCAACGGGCGGCACGGCCTACGGCACCATCTCGGCCAACGTGGCCCAGGTGACCATTGCCCTTGAGGCAGACGACATTGAGACCACCAACTTCTCTGGCAACGGCTGGCGCGAGCGCATCGGTGGCTTGAAGGGTGGCACGTTCTCGATGGACGTTCACCAGGACATGGCTGCCGCAAGCATTGACGAGCAATTCTGGGACAGCCTCGGCGGCACTGCGCTAGTCAAGGTTCGCCCTGGCGGCACCGCAGCGGTCGGCACCAGCAATCCGTCCTACGACTTCACGGTGCTCGTTACCGCCATCAACCCAGTTGATGGAGCCGTTGGCGATCTGTCCACGCAAAGCATCTCGTGGCCGATCAGCGGCGAAGTTACCCGCTCCACCGCCTGATCCATTCAACCGATAAGCCCTCCCAACTAAGGAGTCCTGCAAATGAAGATGCAACTTCGTGTCACCTACAACGACGGGTCGGGCGCAGACGTACAAGTAGCTGCGCCCGATCTCGTCGCCTTTGAGCGGGAGTTTGACCGCTCGGTTGCGCGGTTTGAGTCCGAGGTCAAGTTCACCGACCTGGTGTGGCTTGCTTGGCATCGCCTCAACCGCGACGGCAGCGCTGGGGAGTTTGATGCCTGGCTGAACAACGTGGACGGCATTGAGGTCACCGACGTTGGCGAGCCTGCCCCTTTGGACAAGACAGCGCCCACTTCCACATAGTTCACCTGGCGTTTGAGTACCACATAGCGCCAAGTGAATTGTTGAAGGAAAGCCCCAGGATGCTCACGACGATGCACCGCTACCTGCGGTGGCGCAATGTCCAAGAGCGTGACGCTGCGAAAGGCAAACGCTAATGGTCATGCAACTCAAGGTTGAGGGCGCCGCCGCCAAGATTGACGCCGTTATGAAGTTTGACAAGGCGGCGTGGCGGGGTGTGCAAAAGGGCGTCAAGGAAGCAACCGCGCAGGTGACGGCTGAGGCTCAACGCCTTGTGCCACCCATGGGCATCGTGGGTTTGAGGCGCGGCGCTGGCTGGGGACAGTGGACGTACAGCCGCGACGGGCGTGACCTGTCCTACCGCCGCGGCGACTTCAAGTTCAAGACCCGCTTTCGTTCCCGCAACATCCAGGGGTTTCGTGAAGTGCAGGGTCGAGCGCAGCTGGACACCAGTAGCCCTGCTGCTGCGATCTTCCTGCTGGCTGGTAGTCAAAACGCCAGCGGTCATCCCTTCAACGCCAACATCAACAAGCACACTGGCACGCGCCAAGGTGCCCGCGATGTTGGCATGTGGCCGCGACTGCTCACACCGGCCTACTACGCCAAGGGGCCAGTTGCGGCAAAGACCATCGGCAAACTCATTGAGGATGCCGTGAACAACGTGAACCGAGCCTGAGAGGACGACCGTGGCTGCTAACAGCATTGACGTCGTTGTCAAGGGTGACTACAACGACAAAGACATCAAGCGCGTCATGCGCGACTTGGGCAAGTTGCAGGCAACCAGCCAATCGCTGGGCACCAAAGTCCAAGCCATGGGCAAGCAGGTGCAGAAGTTCGGCGACGGCATGGCCCGCGCCGGCAAGTCTTTGACTGTTGGCGTGACGCTGCCCATCGTTGGCGTTGGTGTCGCGGCCACCAAGATGGCCATGGACTTTGACACGTCCATGACCAAGATGGTGTCCCTCGTTGGCTTGACCCGCGATGAAGTCGATGGGATGCGCGGCGACATCATTGACATGGCGTCGCAGTACGGCAAGAGCGCCAGCGAGGCCGCTGACGCCATGTTCTTCATCACCTCAGCGGGCCTGCGTGGCAGCGAAGCGATGGAAACCCTGGAAGCCTCACTCAAGGGCGCAGCCATCGGCCTGGGCGACGTGCAGACCATCGCTGACCTTTCCACCTCAGCCATGAACGCCTACGGCTCAGAAACGCTGTCAGCCACTGAAGCCACCAGCATCCTGCGCACCGCAGTGGAGCAGGGCAAACTTGAATCCAGCGCGTTGGCTGGCGCCATGGGTGAGGTGCTGCCGCTGGCTTCAGCGCTCGGCGTTGGCTTTGATGAAGCCTCAGCCGCCATGGCAGCAATGTCCCGCACCGGCACCAACGCTTCGCAAGCCAGCACGCAGCTGACCGCTATTTTCAGCCAACTCGTCAAAGAGACCCCCAAGGGCCGCAAAGCGCTCGAGGGGGTCGGCTTGTCGTATGAGGGCATCCGCAAGCAGATTCGCGAGGAAGGCTTGCTGGCGGCCCTGCAAGACATCACTAAGGCCTTCGGCGACGACACCATTGCCACCGCTGAATTGTTCGGCAACAAGCGTGCCCTTGTTGGTGTCATGGACATGCTCGGCGCTGGCGCCGAAACCACTGAGGACATCTTTGGCGCCTTGGCTGCCACCACCGCTGAGGATCTCAACCCAGCCTTGGCAGCCGCCGAAGAGACAACTGGCTTCAAGTTACAAAAGGCTTTTGCCACACTCAAAAACAGCCTTATTGAATTTGGCGATGTCATCGCCCCGTTTGTTGAGCAATTCGCTGCCAAGCTAACTCGCCTGGGTGAGTCCTTCCAGAACCTCAGCCCGCAGATGAAAACCGTGGTCGTCACTGCCGCAGCGATAGCCGCAGCAGTTGGGCCGCTGCTGCTGGTCTTTGGCAAGTTGATCAGCGTGGCTGGCCTTGTCATGAAGGTTGTGGGTGGCATCACTCTTGCCGGCTCTGTTCTCGCCATCAAGGTGATCGCCGTGGTGGCTGCAATTGCCGCAATCGTCGTGGCGTTCAAGTTGATGTACGACCGCAGCGCAAGCCTGCGCAAGGCTGTCGGCGATCTTATTGACACCGTGAAGGAAATTGCCAAGACCCTGTTCAACGACGTGGTGGGTGCGTTCAAGAGCGTCGCTGGCACTGCTGGTGACGTGGGCAGCATTTTCGACCGCGTGGCTGAGGTGGCCGGCAACGTGCTGGCTGGTGCACTCAAGGTCTTGACTGGTTGGTGGAAGATCCTGGCCAACGGCGTGCGCGTCGTTATCAAGGTCTACGAGATCGTGTTCAAGGCGTTCACCATGGCTGCCAACTTGATGCGCGGCATATTGAGTGCGGCCATCGACTTTGTGCTCAACCGCACTGGTGCCTTCGGCGAGGGCTTGAAGAACATGGCCAGTGCGGTCAAGAGTGCCTTTAGCACCGTGGTGTCCTTTGTTGTGTCGGCGTTCAACGGCGCTGGTGACGCGCTTGAAACGTTCATCAACTTCGGCATCGGCGCGGTCAATAAGATGATTGACGCCTACAACAAACTTGCCGACTTGCTGCCAAACGTCAGTCGAGCCACCCACATCGCTGAGTTTGAGTTCACCAACTTTGGCGTTGCCATCAACGCCACTAACGCCGCAGCCGATCACCTAACCGACAGCGCCAACCAACTGAAGTACGGCAACCAGGGGCTGATCGACTCAGCCCGCGATAGCCACGGTGCCATGAAGGCGCAAGCCGATGCGGCCAAGGAAGCCGATGAAGAGCTGACGGGCCTAGACGAAACCATCGGCAACGTTGGCAGCAGCACCGACAAGACCAGCAAGAAGTTGGAACGCTGGAAGGAAATGTTTAGCGAGATCGCTGGACGGTTGAAGGAGGCCCGCGAAGAGATCCAGGCTGAGTACGAAGGCATGGCCAAGACGGTGCAGGACGCCGTTATGGGATCACTTGACTTTAGCGACGCGCTGCCCGAGGTGGACGAGGAAGGCAACCGCGTCGGCGGCACCTTTATGGATCGGCTCAACGAGCAAGCCGAAAGGGCTGTTGAGTTTGCCCGCAGGATTCGCTTGTTGATCCAGCAGGGCCTGAGTCCTGAAGCCATCACCATGGTGGTGCAGGAGGGTGTAAACGCCGGCACCAAGATCGCTGGCGAGTTGATCAACGGCGGCGCCACGGCTATTGACGAGACCAACAAGTTGGTGGAATCAACACAAGGGGCCGCCACTGAGATTGGTATTTTTGCCGCTGACACCTACTTTGGCACCGGCCTGGAGTTGGCCAAGAACACTGAGGCCGGCTTCCAAAAGCGCTTCAATAAAGAAGGCAAGGGCTACAAAAAACTCAACCGCCTGATGACTGCGTTGTCCAACAGCCTCAACCGCACTAGTTACATCGACGTGGTTACGCGCTACACAACCCAAGGCACGCCGCCTTCCACAGGTGGCAAGCAGATCCAGGGTGCC